GGTACTTCTAATGCTGGCTTTATATATGACTTCGATACAGACGCTTGGGTATTCCACAATAAGATTTTTACAGATAGTGAGCATATGACCAATTTTATAACAGATTGGAATAATAATTTAACAGTAGGTATAAACGTTACTGGAGACACGTCAGATGTTAACTTTAAAAAGTTTCTACCTATTGAAAGTGATAAAGAAGACCAAGTATTCGTAACTGGAGATATAGACTTTGGTCAGCCCGGTCGTACAAAAAAGATATATAAAGTAATTGTTACCTATAGGTCAAATTCAGCTGAAACAACCCCTTTTAAGTATGCGGTAGATGGTAAACAAAACTTTGGTGGAGATGGAGGTGGTACCTTTACTGGGGACTTTGCAGATACTAGCAACAAATGGGATGTAGTTACATTAACTCCATCTTCTACCATATCTTGTCAGAGTATACAAATTAAATTTGTACCACCTTCTACAGGTACATTTGAAATAAACGATATAACAATACAATATAGAGTTATCAGGGGTAAAGAGGTCACTTGATGTCTGAAAGGGATATAAGAAGAATTAATAACACCAAGCAAAGCTCCATTGAGTTCAATGGTAAGCCATCTGTAAACGGTATGTTAGATGGACAAATAGCAATAGAAAAGAAATCTAATAGTCAGTTAGCGTTATATAGAAAGAAGTTTGGAAAGTTGTTTAAGGTATATATGACATCAGATGGAAACCAAGTAGTTGACAAAACTCTAACAACTAGTTCCTTAAAATACACTAATAAGTTTACAGATTATCGTGCATTTTCTCATAACTTCACTGCAGATGTAGATGCTAGCAAGTTATATCTTCCTTGGTTTAACGATACTGAACTTGCTACATTTAGGACAGCTCAAGGCTATTTAGCTCCATATAAAATGACTTGTCATAAATTAATATTTAAACCGCCTAACCTAGATGACAATGCTGATAACATTACATTTGCTATTGAAAAGAAAGATGATGGCGACGATACAACTGATGCTTTATGTAACTACACATACTCAACTACATTCGTAGACCATACATCAGTTACTATTAACAAATCGGATTGGAGTGCAGACCCAGTAATTGATGCTGGTGATGTTGTGGCTCTTACTATTACAGCATCTGATGCTGGTATAGTAACAAGTTCTAAATCATTTTGGATTACCTCAGTTTGGAAAACTGAAGTAGTAATATAATTATATAATAGGTAAAGATATGAAGTACAATACTATAAACGAATATATGGGCGGAGGATATATGAGACCTCAGATGTATCAAGAAGGGGGTTTATCAAGAGCCGCTAAAAATATATTAGGACGTTCCTTTATAACAAGAGGTGTTCAAGGTGCTGAAAGAGCCCTTAGGGAAGAGGGTAGAGAAGCCAGAAAAGAAGCACAAAGAAGAGGTCTTCTTGGAATGGTAGGTGGTTTCTTAGGAAAGTACGTTGCTCCAAGTCTATTAGCCGCTTCTGGATTAGGAGGAGTTGGATTACTTGGTTCAGCTATAGCAAAAGGTTTAGGTGCTGGAGCTGGTCGTTACCTTGGAGAGGCACTTGGTGGTGCAACGGTTGAAGACTCTGACGTTAAGAGTCCAACTGGGTTTTTATCTAGTAGTTTTAAAGATATAAAAGATTATAGAGAAGGGTTAGGTGAGGGAGCTTTTGGAAGAGCTTTAGGAACTGGAGCTGGTACATTCATAACATCTGGCGGAGGAGATTACTTGAAAGCTGTAGGAAAATCTAAATTAGGGTTACCAACTTCAGATAAATTTGTTATGACTAGAGAGGATGGAGAGCTAGTTAAGAAAATGATTCCATCTGTAGACACAGAAGCTATATTAGGAAAAGCTAAGACTCCAGAATTAATGCAAGCATTTAAAGAAGCTGATTTAACCCGTAGAGACATTGAGGCTAAGGCAATGGAAGCAAGGAGGTTGTCTGATAAGGAAGATTATCAAATGTTGAAGGATGAATATGCTAGCAATCCTTTTAAAGTATTTGGCGATAGTAATTCAGGACAGGATATTCAAAGAGTAACATCTCCATCTCTAATAGGTTTACCTAGAGCAGAGATGGTTGATACTGAGGCTATTATAGGAGCACCATCTCAAAATGAATTAATGCAAGCTTTTCAAAGTGCAGACCCAATGCGTGAAAACGTTATGAGTAAGACCAGAGAAAGGGCTTTACTAGCGGCTCAACCCGGTGCTATATCTGGAGGTGATGACTTAGCTCTTAAAAGAGCTGAATTAGGTGATATTGCAAATATTGAAAGAGTAGAATCCCCATCTTTAATAGGTGAAGAGTACGCATTGGAAAGAGATTCTTCAAATCTTCAAAAACAAATGTTAGAACTAGAAAGAAGGCTTGGGGCTTATATAGCAACAGAAGAAGGTAGATTGAGTGAGACTATACCAATGCAAGGAATTAGGAGAGACTCTTTGTTAGATTTTAACCCTAATATATCTCCTGTGAGATACAGTCGCCCTATGGTTGGTTATGATTACTACAATAGAAGTGCTGGCTTGCCAAGTGTTAGCGTTGGTGACTTAACAGTACTTGGAGGTTCACCAAGATATGGAATGAATAAAGGTGGATTATTTAACCCAATGTCTAATGCTAGGAGGATACTATAATGGCTCAATTAGATAATATACCAGCAATGCTACAGTCAGGGGAGTATGTAGTTCGTAAAGAAGCGGTAGACAAATTAGGAAAAGATACTATGGATATGATAAATAACGCAGATAGATTAGGGTATATGGGAGGAGGTCTTGTTCCTCAGGGAGAGCACGGTCACTCAGCTATAGATGAACTACTAGCCTTGAATACCTTAGCAAACCAAAGAAGTGTTGATATGACTAGACAGACCTCTATGATGAAAAAAGGTGGTATGGCTAAGAAAAAAATGTATGGATATGAAAATGGTGGTAGTATACCATCAAATCTCGCTAGTTATATTTCTCAAATGCAGGCAATTCCAGATATGGGCATTAGAAGAAATGAACCACTATCTTACCTTGACTCCGCATTAGAAAGATTACTAGAACGACAAGAGTCGATACCTGATATTTATAAACAAATAGGTATTGATGAGTTAAATGAATTAGAAAAAAAACTAGGTTATTCTGGTGAGGTGGAAGGAAGCAAAAGGAGAAGAAGATTTAAAAGTGTAAAAGGATATCCTGATTATCTTTCAACTATATCTGCTCTTGAAGGAGACTTATCCGCTTTGAAGTATTTGAGAGACAAAATTTTACGTCAAGATATAAAAAAACAATTTGCCGCTAGGCAAATGGACTTAGGTGGTGGAGAGCGTACTGGTCTTCAAGAAGTAACTGTTGGGCGAGCACCTGAACTTATTAGTAATTTAGGTAATGTAATGAATTTTATCTATGACCCTAAAACGGGAGAGTCTAAAAGAAGTAGAAATATCCCTATTGAAAGACCAGTTAGTTTTGATTTTGATGTTGATTATATATCAAGTCTTATAAAAGAAATAGAAGAGCGAGAAAAAAGCGGAGAAGGCACTATTTACGGTGAGTATTTTCAACAAGGCGGAATGGCTAAGAAAAAGAAAAATGCATATAGGGATGGCGGTTTAGGCGTACAAGATAAACTAGCTATGGCTATGGATGAGTTTAAAGATATAGAAAAGATGTTATCTTACGCTACCCCTAGTGAATACCTAATGCCTAAGTCACAAAGAGATATGTTAGACCTTCTACAGGAGTCTGGTCAAGTTGACGTTGAAAAAGCATTAGAAGCTTTAGACTTGATACAAAGAAGATATCAAGAAGGTAGCGTAGGTTTTCATATGCCTAGATATCAAAATGGTGGAGTAGCTAGCTATCAAGATGGAGGGTATAGTCCTTCAGACTCGATACAACAATATTACGAAACATTTGGTTATGAACCTACAGATGAAAAAAATAAAAAACAATTTGAAAAACTATATGCATATGACCCATCTGAAGCGTTAGGAGATATCGGTGAATTAAGAACTGATATATCTAGACAACTTGGAACAGCTACTACAGATACAGCTAGTTACGGAAGGGGTTTCGGAGCATTTGGTGGAAGACAGAGGTCTATGGGAGATATAAGAAGAAGAGCTGAGGAAACTTATGGAACTGGGGCAACTGATATAATAGAGACATCTAGGGCAGAATCTGAGGCTGATGCACTTCAGTTCTTAGCAGGGTTACAGCAATCAGATGCAGATATGAGGCAGTTCACTGTTGACCCTGAAGATAACCCAGTTTCTGAATTACCAACTACAAATCAAGGGCCTGTCTTTTATAATGGAAGTACATGGATTTGGAGCGAAGAAGAAGGTCAATATGTCCAATCTTAGATTATCATTGTCAATAAGGAGTTAGTATGGCAAACGGAAGTAGAATAGTATTACAAGAACCAGAAAGCGGATTAGATATATTTCTAAGAGAAATTGCTAGATACGCTAGCCCCCAGTACCAGTTATCTCTTAGAGAACAAGAGCGTGCTGATGCTAGATTAGAACTATCTAAGAGACAGATGGATGAGAATGAAGAAAGGTATCAAGATTTTCTAAGGCAACAAAAGTTTAGAAATGATAGGGCAATAGCAAGTGAGAACATAGCAAAGGAAAGATTTGAAATTGAAAAATCTGATTCTGATTTTGCAATGGCTAAGCAATATATAAATGAATCTATATCTGGTATGAATGCACAAGAAATAGCTGGTATAAATATAGACTCTTATTTGATAGATGTTGCAGACCCAAGAGCTAAGTCAAGAGCTAGGCAGTATATAAATAATATACAAAAAGCGGGAAGAAGACAGTTACAAACAATTACATCTAGAATGAATTTATACAATCAAGGAAAAGATTCTGGTAGCCAAATAAGCAAGGCAGAGGCACTAGATTTATTTGGAAACGATAAAACATATAATGAGTTTTTAGTTAACAGTTACCTAAAGCAAGGCACATTGACTGATGAAGAAAAATATTTAATAAATTCAAACACCTCTAGGTTAACAGCTCTTAGGAAAAATGAAGCAGACTTAATGGAAAAAAAAGCCAGTGGCTTAGATGTTTCTGATGAAGAATTAGCAAATGTAATATTTAATATAAAAACTTTACAAGGTGAAATAGACTCTATACTTAGACCATCTACTACGCAAAGAGTTGATTCCAACAGAGACCCATATAGTGCCACAGGAGGATTAACTACCCCCGTAAGTGACGAGCTTGGACTTAGCCCTTTAATACCTGAGGACACATTTGCTAGTGATGATATGTACAACGTATTGTTCTCAGACCAAGAAGGTATATTTGACAGTGCTGTAAATATGGCTAATAGAAATGCATCTGGAGAAAATATCAAAGACGTAACTTTATTACAAGATGAATCTATAGACAGATATGACCCTACTGACGAAAGCTTAGAAGAAGACTCTGCTATCCCACCAGCTTTTGTAGAGACTGCTTCAGACAGTGCAGAAGATTCAGGTGCTTTAGGTACATTGATTAGTGGATTAAGTTCTGTTCAAGCAGAAGACACTAAGAAACCAAAAAGAAAAACTCGCTCTAGGTTTCTTCCTCTTATTGACTTTACAGCAAGACTGAGTAGGCTAGATTCATTCCAAGAACAGTTAGATAAAACTCCTTCTGAGAATAAGAAAAAACAAGAATCATTAAATAAAAAAATAAATAAAGTAAAAAATTCTATTATAAAAGACTTTTCTAAGATATATGATGCTTCTGAAGGTGCTTTATCTATAGACCCTAGATATACAGAAAGAACTAGTGCAGGTACTTCAATGAGTCGTAACGAACTTGCTAGGTTAATAAGTATATATAATGAAGGTGTAGGTAAATCCAGTGAAAAAAGTCAACCTAGTGAGTTTACAAACACCATGCGTAGAGGACTTGACAATATGCTTCAAGGTGCGGCGACAACTCTAGATTTACTTCAATACAGACCTCCTTATAGGTAAATTAAAATATGCCACAATTTAATCCCAACATGACAGTAGAACAGCTCGTTAATGACTTCAGAGCTGTTGACCCTAGTTATGATACAATGAGCGATGAATTGGCTTATAAGGTTATAACTAGAAAGTTTCCTCAGTATAAATTAAACTCTCAAGACTTTGATTATAAGCCTAATGATGAGAGTGGTATAGTAGACCAGTTGGGAACCATATGGAAAGATGGGTACAATAGGTCTTTACAAGGTATGGCTGAAGCCATAGCCACTGGCAAAGAACAAGTATATGACTTAGGTAATTATCATCCGGGTATAATCGCAGACATAGCGGCTGGAGTAGCATCATTTTTTACGCCAGTAGATTTTGCAACTACTGTAGTAGGTGGTGGTGTCGGTGGGGTTGCAACTAAGGCAGTTGCTAGAAAACTTATCTATAAAAAACTATTAAAAAATAGAGTATCTAGAGACGTTGCTAATAAAGCGGCACTTAAAGCTAGTGCATTCTCACAAACTATGGCTTCTAAAACTGGTGCAGGGGCTGGTGCATTAGGCTTATATTCAGGTGCTGGTGAAGCATTGAATGAGTACTTATCAGATGGTACTATAACCCCGGGCAAGGTAGTTAAAGCTGGTGCTAAAGGTGCAGTATTAGGTGGAATGACAGGAGGTACAAACGCATTCTTAACAGATAAAGGAATAAATGTATTAGGTAGAACGTTTGCAGAAGTCGGTCAATTTGGTACCGTTGCTCCATTACTAGAGGGAAGAACACCTACCCCTGAAGATTGGATTCACGCAGGAGGTATGGTACTAGGCATAAAAGGTGTTAATATGGCGGCTACCAAGGGCTTTGACAAGCTAAGAAAGTTTAAAAGGTATGTTGTTGAGCCAGAAATATCTAAGCAACCTGTGCCAGAGGGATTTGATTTAACAACAGAAGCTAGAGAAACAGGAAGAAGAAGTTATGCTAGTGAATTATATGATAATATTTATACAGACAGAAAAGGTACTAGAAAAGCTAAGATATTAAGTTTTGACAAAGACAATGTTCAGCTAAAGTTTTTAGATACTAATGAAGTTTCTTTAGTCAGTAGGGATATGTTTTCAACCTACTATAGAAAGGGAGAAAATGTAAATCTATCCCCAAAAGAACTAAGAAGTAGAAGAGAAAATGAGATTAGGCAATTAGAAAAAGAACTAGGTCATTCTAATGAAGTAAAAGAAACCAATAGAGGTTTACAAAGAGCTGATAAAGATGGAGAAAAACTACCAAAAAGATTAAAAGAGCAAACCAATGAAGAGCTTGTAAACTTAAGAGATAAGTTAACTGTTGAAAGCTATACTAAAAAAGCATTAGAAGATATGCAAAAGAATGGAATAGATATGCAGAAGACTAGGTTTAGCTTGTTTTTAGATGATATGCTACCTGCTCCAGCCAATAAACTTCTAGATGTTTTTAGACCAGCGAGAAATCAAGGTAGTGTAAGCCCTGTAAGAAGAACATATGTTGCTAAGGTTGATAAGTTTGTAGTAGACCAGAGAAGAACTCTATCAGAGACATATGACCTTATGTCTCAGTTTGGTTTAAGCGCTGAGAAACCAACTAAAACACAAGTTAGAAATTTAGCTAGAGCTATGAAGATGAGCGAGTCTGAGGTTTCTAAGAGATACTGGGAACTTCTATCTGACGCTGTCGAGCAAGGGATAAATACACCAGAGACTATAGGTTATAAACAGATATCTGACTTTTTATTTAACAGGGCTCGTGAGTCTGGAGTTAATGTTGGATACATAGAAAACTACATACCAAGAATATTAAAGAAGGGGTTAGCAGAGAAAGTGTTCGCTGATATATATAAGATATCAGAGATGATATCAAAAGAATCAGTTAAAAAAGGTGAGGAAATGTTAGTCAAGGATTTAAAGAGTGACTACATAGATTTAATAATACAAGCAATGAATAATCCAGAGGCTTTTGCTAAGAACAGAGGTGGGGAAGCTAGGTTTCTAAATAGGATTATAAAGAAAGCTATACCATCTCTATCTAAAGAAACTAGAGAAGCTTATGAATCAATACTAGATGGAGTTAGAAAGAGTGAAGGCGTTGAAGAACTTAGTCCCTTTAAGGCTATGGCACTTATGGGTAGACTTACTTATGGTGAGGTATTTAAAAGAGATGGTAATTTAGAAAAAGCTAGGACATATGAGTTACCACCTAAATTTTACGAAAGAGATATCAGACAATTATTAGGTATTTACTCATCAAATGTTTCTAGGCGTTCAGCAGAGGTTAAAAACTTTGGCAGAAAGGGTGAAATTTATGAAGAGTTGCTCAATGGTGCTAATGTAGACGACCTTCCTATTATGATGGAGTTACATAATCACGTTATGGGTTCAATAGGATACAATAGAAGATATAATCTTAACCCCGGAATCAAAGACTTTATGCAGAAGGTTATGGAGTGGGAGACATCTACTAAGATTGCACTAGGTACAGCAACAGCTATGAACTTGTCACAGTTTGCAATATCCTCTGCCTTATCTGCAGGTTACTGGAGATTTACCAAGGGTGCATACAAGTATATGACTGACAAAGATTTTAGAAAGGAAGTAGATGCATCTGGTGGTAACTTATATAAGTATATAAACGAGATGATGGGCATATCACAACAGAGTGATATATCTAAAAGAGTAGTAGGTAGGTTAACTGATATATCTCAGTTCAACAGAATAAACTCTATTAATAATATATTAGCGGCGGCAACAGCTAGGGTTTTAATAGATGATTTAGTAGCTATATCAATAGGTAAAAGAGGTATAGGCTTAGGTAGGATGGGCTCAAAGAAATGGGCTAATAATACTCTTAGAAAGATGGAAATAGACCCATCCCAAATAAAAGAAGGTAAGCTACCTAGGTCTACAGTTATTAATGCTATAGGTAAATTTGCAGTTAAGTCTCAGTTACAGAAAGATATATTATCAGACCCATTAATATTAAACAGACCATCCGCTAAACCACTTCTACAGTTTAAATCATTTGGACTTAGGCAGTATAACTTTATAATGGATACATTAAAGTTTGACCTATCTCAAGGTAATTATATGCCACTACTTAGGTTAGCCGCAGGTGGTATGGCTACTGGTGCTATAGCTATAAAAGCAAAAGAACTTATGAAACAATTAGCATCTGGTGAAAAAGCATATGACCCAGCTACATTCTTCGAAGCAGATGCCAAGGAAATAGCAGAGAACGTAGCCGCTATAGGAGCGTTTGGTTTCTTAGGAGACTTTCTAATGGCTGGTTTAGAAGAGGGTAGAAGTGTCACTAATGCATTAACATTTTTTGTATCACCACCTTTTATGTCAGACGTCTCTGAGTTGTTTAAGTTTATGGGTGCATTAGAAAGGGATTATAAAAACTACCAAGGAGATTTTATAAGAAGAGTTCCATCTAGAGCATTAAGAATGACTGGTAGTCCACTACTAAAAGACTTTGCAAAAAGACTGGAAACAAAAGGGTTAAAGCAAAGTAGGATAGAGTTCCTTAGGGGTAGAAGAAAATCTGCTATATTAGAAAGTATAATAAAATCTGAAACACCAGAGGCGTACCAACAAGCTCTAGAGGATATGCGTAACTGGAACAGCACTTACCCTATGTATCCTATACTAGTAACAGATATAGACTACAAGGCTGTGATAAAAAGAAAGATGCGGAAACATAAGAAGAGAGCTGATATATAATGCCTAACACTATAAATGAATATTTCAAACCTTCGTCTACAGGTGTGCATAATAATATAGATAATTTTATTTTACAAGCTAAATTAGATGAATTTGATAAGACAGGTATTATGCGTGCACAACCAGAAGACCCTAGAAGTGTTGCAAATGCTCTTAGTAGGGATTTTGTAGAGGGTTTACTACCTATAGGTGCAGGTATAAAACTATTTAGAGGTGTTCCTAAATGGGTTAAAGGACAAATGGTTAGAGAGGGTACTTATAAATCTCCTCCTAACTTATTATTAAAAAGAATGAAAAAAGAGATGGATGATTATTTAGTTAATCGAACAGGAGGTGCTCCTTTTTTAGACCCTGAAGGGTATTATGGAGAATATCTTCCTTCAATTATAAAAGGACTTGGCACTTGGGCTAGTAAATCTAAAAAAGAAGCTTTGGACTATGCTAAACTAGGGAAAAAAGGCGAAAGGATGCTTTTAGAGTTTGATGTGCCTAATAAGGTATTTAAAGAAAAAATAAAATCAGCAAATCCATTTAGAAGAGAAACTTGGTTTGAGGGCGGTATACCTAAAGAGTATTTAAAGAAAGTGCATAAGGGGTTTCAACAAGGTGGCACAGTAGAATCAGATGCCACTAAAGTTCATAATAATATAGATAACTTAATATTACAAGCTGAGTTAGATAAACTTGCACAAACTGGCTCTATGCGTGTAGATAGAACACCAGAATACATAGGTGGTGTAGACCCTATAGTAGAAAATGTAGCTTTATCTCCTATCTTAACATTAAAAGGTCTTGGCAGTGTGGGTAAAAAGATTTTAGAAAAGACTGGTCTTCGTAATCCAATATCTCATTATACATCTGGAGAGAATATGGCTAGTATATTAAATCGAAAGAAGATTGTAGGTACTGGAGAATTTCCCGGGAGAAGGGTACCCGGACAAAGTGCATCTGCAGTTTCCCTCACTAGAGACCCTATGTTTCCAAGTAGAGGGCAGGGAAGCATAGGTACAGATACTAGATTTATATTTGATAGAGATGAGTTAATAAAAAAAGGTTTTCTTATGAAGCCTATAGCTGTTGGGGGTTATAGAAAAGTTAGTAGTAGTTTTCCAAGAGGGGTGTCCCCAGAATCTTATCGTAAAATATATGGAAAATACCCCAAACAAATGAATCCTCGCTTTGAATTTGAAGAAAGAGTAAGAGGCAGTATACCTACTGAAAATGTTAAACTTATAGATATACTTCGATTGCCGTTAGGGTATTCAGGCTACTCTTACTCTTTGTTAAATCTTCTAGGTCAGTTATCTCGTACTAATATACCTATTATAAAAAGTCCTGAAACAACTAGAAGATTAAAATCAATTACAGAAAGTATTGAGATAGACGACATCATATCTCGTGGGAATAGGGAATTTGGAATAAATACTACTATAGACGATATATATAGACTGATAGATAAACCAACATATAAATTCGACCCTTTCAAAGAAGTTAGATAACTTTAAAAAGGCTTAGGTGTACCATTCACATCATCACCTCTTTCTTTGGCTATCTCTACTGCCTCAGCTTCTGTGTTAGTAACCAAGCAACTATTCCCATAATAGCCAACCTCGCAAGAGTTAGTACTACCATATCTATTCTTAGCTACAATCAATTCTAAGAAGCAATCACTATTACCATCATCTCCATATCTTGATACCCAAGGATAGTGTGAGAATACTACTATCTCTGCATCTTGTTCTAAATTACCAGACTCAGCTAGGTCAGATAATCTAGGTACCCTATCATTCCTATGTTCCATATTCCTATTCATCTGTGATACTAGTATTACAGACATATCTTGTGCCTTTGCTAACCACTTATAGCTACGACTAACATCACCTATCTTAAGACGTAGGTCTCTTCTGTCGTGAGTGGGATGTTCTATTAGACCTATGTGGTCATCAATAACAACATCTGGATTGATTGATTTAATCTCACGGAATGTATTCTCCATATCTCTAACATCATCAAACATAAATAACTTACCATTGTAAATGTCTGATATTGTTGAAGATACGTCGCTAAGTTCTATCTGGTCTATCCCTATATTGTTTCTAAGATTTCTATATTGTAAATGTCTAGACTCCATAGCTATAAACTTCTTCATCATCTCAGTGTTAGGCATCTCTCTATTAAACATAACAACCTTTAATCCTCGATGTACTAAGTTCCTTGCTATGTTAGCAGATACAGTTGTCTTTGCATTACCGGGTCTACCTGCTATAATCGTGACCTCTCCTCTTGTCATCCCAGTTATAACTCTATCCAATGTACCTATACCAGTAGGTATTTGAGTTGTTGAATTTAATATAGAGTCTCTAGTATCTTCTAGTACAGAGTCTATATCAAATGTTCTATTAGGTTGTAACTTTATTATATTCCCTATTGTAGTATGTGCTTCTTCTAATAGGTTACTAGTTTCTAAAGAGGTGTTATTTAGGTTCTTAGATATACCTAACATTTGATTGTGTAACACTCTCCTAAGGTAGTATGCGTGCAACCTCTTAGCATATTCTACCGCACTTGATGCAGACACAACATTATCCAAGAATCCTACTATCTCATACTTAGGGTTGTGTCCTTCATTATCATTTCCAACTTCTTCACATACAGTTATTAGGTCTATATTCTTACCACTAGAATTAAGTTTATCTACTGCAAGCCAAACTTTCTGATTGAAACTAGAGTAGAAGAACTCTTCGTTTGGAATATATTGCTTTACTGAGTCTATGTATTTACTATCGGAAATCAAGCATCCAAGCAATGCTTGTTCTAGTTCAATGCTCTTCATCATTCTCCTTTAATTTTGGTGGTATCCTATCTAGATTCTTTCTTTCGTAGTCTACCCTAAGGGCTACCCTTTTACTCTCATTCTTTATTATACCCGCAAGATATTTTATACCATATCCTCTCTGTACACCACCTCTGTTTTTAAATTTCCTAATTGATTCTAATATTATATCTCCTTCAATGTTTTCTATATCGGCTAAGAACCCTGCCTTTATAACATCGTCTACAGTCCAATGCTTAGAGAACTCATCTAGTATATTATCTATAGCACTTAAAATATTTTTAGGTCTAGATAATCTAAGTGATTCTAATCTAAGACTTACATCTTTTTTAGATATATTATTATTACATAGTGGACACTTAGCCACAGATACCACACTCGCCTTTTTCCATTGGTAGGTTTTTAAATATAGAACTCCTTAGTATTGCGTTACCAATTGATTTCTTACCAGATGAGGGGGTGTTTGTTTCGTAAGCCTCATCACACTTTGAGCATCTATATACCTTGCTATGCATATCTATTCTAATCCTACTAGTTTTAGTGATGGAACGTTTTACAATTTCCCAATCAATCCAATCTTTGCCTAGATAATATTCCAAGTCTAGTATTCTGCCTCTATTTATTGATTCGTATTTTTTCGCAGAGTCTTTAATTGTGCTATTATCTCTAACAAATTTGTCATCGGTATTATAGCGTATACTTTGCCCCTTGATTCCTTCACGCATTGGAGGTGTAATCCCTCTATTTGCTCCGATGGTTTCAGCCATTCTGCTATCCTTTTCCGTACCTTACATTGTACGGTGTATTCTTCTATTGTTAAGTCTACTTCTGGGTGAAGCCCTAATGACCTGCCATCAGAGCCCCACGCCCTCTTTGATTCTAAGTCGTATTCCTTAGCTAGTTTTACGACTTCTCTTTCGAATCGATTTCCTTTTGCTTTGCTTTTTGACGGCACGTTTTCTACTCCTCTTCTTCTTGAAAGGGCTCTCTAGGAATTTCTCCAAACCCTTCACTACTTTCTTGAACAAGTCCATGTATTTTATCCTCCATAAACTTTGAATACTCTTCTGTTTCTCCTCTCATCTCTAGGTAATTATAAAGGAATTCTCCAAGTATCTCTATTGCTTTTTTATTAGATAGAACTAACCTAGTAACAGAATCTAATTGTTTCTGTATAGTTCTCTTTGTTAAGTTATTATTCTTTCTTTTCATAGTGTTTATAGATTGGTGAGGTAGTCCTCAAGAGCCAACCAGAGGTCATCTATTTTTACTATTTAATTAGAGTATCTATACCACCCCACCAAATCTAATTATTTTAAATTATCTATTTTATTTTCTATTCTATGAAGTCTCCATAGTTGGCTGAGTTGCAATGCTAACATCATAAGCATTGTGAACTCCCAATATGGAAAATACTCTGTACTAAATAGAACTTCCCAATAGTATCTCATATATCACTCCTATTATTTTCTATATGTATTAAATTCAAAGTCTAAGAAACCTTCCTCTTCTCCTCGCCTAAGCCATTCTAAAATCTTATTTATTTTAGATTCAGCATAGTCATCTTTAACTATATGTTCGTGGACTTCAAGTATTACTTGTCTCATTTCTTACTCCTCTTTTTTTTCTTTTCAGCAGAATTAATATGTCTCCAAGAATAACGCATACCAACCTTAGACTTTCCATATATACTTTTCGATATATCTTCTATAGATTTTTTATACGATTCATAATCCTGCATGTTATCTAAATATTCAAATGATACTTCATCTATATTATCTAACTCCATTATCTCTTCATCACTTAGAAAGTTAACGTACTTAGTATCATATTTATTATCTCTTAGTTTACAGCTATCACATACTCCACTATTATTCATTGTAGGTTTGTCACATCCGTGACACATAAATGGTGTTGGCATAATTTAATCCTTCGGGGGTTTTAGAAGACCAAAGGAGACTAACAAACACACCTTCAAGGTACCCCCAAACCTATACTATACAGGGTTTAATTCTTTAGGGGCTCTTTACGGTGAGCCCCAGACCGTGCGACTACTTAGTTACTAAGAAATATGTAGCGTAACCTTTACTATTATCTGTAGATATATTCATACTAAATGTATGTCTTAATGTCCAGATTATAGCGGCTAATCTATATACTCCAAACCGATTTATAGCCGTCTTTGCAGTAAGTCTCTTACCTGTAAACAGGAAATCTCTTACTTTCTCTAACTGCGTTTTTCTTTTTCGTGCCATGTTGGCTCCTTTTCATATATGGTTCTTAGTTTCTTGATTAGTAAGTAATCCTCCTTACTAGTCAACTCATAGATGCTTCTTTTACCTTTAGTTATCTTCTTCAGTGGTTCATTCATAAGCCTTATTCCGTCGTACCATCCAAACTTAGAGGTAAATTTATGCTCTATTTCATTCCACTTCTTTACCTCCATCGGGACTACCTCCGTATTCGGTATACAACCTACTAGGATATATCTCTTCCTCTTCTGCCGTCATTCCTTCTGCTATGTTACGTTCCGCTATCTCGTCGTATTCTTTCTCCAACTTTCCCTTTAATGTATCAGCTTCATCCTTCTTACTCCAATGGTCTTCAGTACTAGCACCATATTTCATAATATCAGAATAAGCTTCGAGAGCCCTAATGATTGTATTGTATTCGCTATTAGTTATTCTCATTTAGAAGGGTACGTCTGATGTGTCCATTTTCCCATTCTTCCAAGAGAATACACTTACGGCTTTAGGAGATGTTACTTCTTCTCCATCTCTATTAGTCCAAGTTTCGTGCTTCACTTTTATTATAGCAGGTACGCCCTCACAATTTGATGGAGTAAGTATAGGTAAGGAATACAATGTCTTACCATCTACTTCTTTTTCTTCTGGCTTTATTCTTAGGGCTTCACATAGTTCTTTGAACTGCCTATTTCCACCAGAATTTGGTTGAAGATTTTTCTCACTAGGATTTTTAAATCTAAAGAATCCTTTAGACCTAATCACCTTACCTACAAAATGACTACCACTTAACTCACCATCCATAGCCTTATCAGAGTTCTCTTCTGCTAATTTGAAGTTAAGATTGTATATATCTGCAAGGTGTTTACTTCTAATGACAACATCTTCTTTTACTGTATAGTCCTTAACGTGAGCATAGTACTCACCCTCTGGAACTATAACATTAGGCTTGTCTTCTGTCGGGTCGTAGTAAGACTCACCACCCATGACATCTCCAAGCACAGAATCAATTGAATTATCCATTCATGTTTTCCTTTATTTGATTTATTCTACTTATTACTTTACTTATATCTCCCTTCTCAATGTCTCCATTGTCTATAGAAAGGGATATCTTTTCTTTCCATTCATCATCTAAGCCATCAATCTCTCCGTATAAATACTCTATTTCTTCTTGACTTAGAGATGTATCTTCTACTCTGTTCCTATATACATCGTCAGCAATGTTAAGGTACATATTAAATGCCTTCTTGATACAATCTGTATTAGCAGATTTAATATCATTACCAACATCTACAAAGTTATCACTATTTCTCTTCTTCTGTATTCTATGAGCCGCAGTACAATCTCCTTCTCTCCATATTCCACCTTCAAACCACTTCAATCTACCATGAACCATAAAAGCCTCACTACCTAGTGTCTCTGTACTTATTATAGTCCAAGACCATCCCGGGTAGAACTTATCTGCTAACTTCCTCATGTAAGAGTACTCTACATAATCTACACCCATCCTATTCTTAATGAATGAACGAGGTGTATCTTCCATAGATACCTTTTCATGTAGGTCTCTTATTGCATCGAATGTATCACTAGTTATAACTGCACCATTAGTAGGTATCTCTTCTACTAATGCAATCTCACTACTCATCCGAACCTCTCTTTTTTATTAGAAGTAATTGCGATGATAGGTATACACAAGCATCTAGAAGTTCTTCTAATGCTTCTGTAATCCAATCTCTACCATCAAACACATCTACTTCTTGGTTGTATTCTCTCTTGCCCTTCTCCAATCTATTCTCTATTAGGGCAACTATCTCTTTATTGTTACCTTTATTCAAGCTTCAGCTCCTTCATCGTTTGTCATCATAGAAAATATCTCATCGTGACTCTTTGTTAACTCTTCTGCTTTCCTTATACTATCTATGAATCTTGGCAACTCATCGTCTTGATTAGCTACAACAAACATTAAGTTCATTAGTGCTAACTCTAGTTGCTCTACTCTAAACTCTAGCTTAGCTATCCTATTAGGTTTTCTTTTTCTAGTACTTTTTC